GTCAACTCTTTATCAAGAACGGCCAGAACTGGCCCGAACTGGCGACGACTGGCCGGGCGTCTCCGCGACTGGAAACGATTAGCCCGGAGTCGGTCGGATCGTGGGGCGCGCTTGTGGGGGACATGGCTTCCCAGTATCTCGGCGTGGAACTTATGGAATGGCAACGTCACTATTTAGATCGAGCGTTAAGTTTTGCACCGGCAGACGATGGACAAATGGATCTTGTTCATCGTTCTAGTTGTTTAAGTGTGGCGCGCCAAAATGGAAAGACAACTATTGCCCTAAGCCTCATTTTATTTTGGCTTGTTGAAATGCCAAAGATTCGAGGCCAAAAACAAACGGTCGTTTCAACCGCTCACCGACTCGACCTCGCTTGTTTACTTTTTGACGAACTCGCTCCGATCTTAGAAAAAGAATTCGGCGCTCACATAATCTGGAGTTACGGTCGTTACCAAGCAACAATGAAAGACGGATCGCGCTGGTTCGTAAAAGCGCCGCGCCCGTCCATCGGTCACGGAATGAGTATTGACCTCGCGGTCGCCGACGAAATTTTTGACATATCCGAAGCCGTGTTATCAATGGGCTTGGAGCCGGCACAGCGCGCCAGACGTTCGCCTCACATGGCGCTATTTTCAACGGCTGGAACCGAATCCTCGACGGCCTTCATTCGCTACCGAGAAAACGGGCTTCGCCTCATTGACGAAGGAAAACCGTCGCCTTTCCTTTTCATGGAATGGAGCCCTCCGCCCGATCTCGATCCAATGTCGGACGCCGCGTTCGGCTGGGGAAACCCAAGCCTCGGAGTAACCCTAAGGCCCGAAACAATTCGAGCGGAGCGCGACGGCCCAGACCGCGCCGCTTACCTTCGTAGTTCAATGAACCTTTGGATTACGGTTTCTAAGGGCTGGATCGACGTGGGCAGATGGCCCGCTTTACGCCATGACGGAACAATGCCCGCCGGCGGAGTGATCGCGATCGAAGCGTCTATGGACGAATCTCGTTTTTTTGGTGTTCGCGCTTCGCCGCTTCCCGATGGGCGCGTCGTTTGTACGGTCGCATTTATGGCCGAAACGTATTCGGAACTTTGGGAAAAAATTCATATCGAAGCGAAAGATCCGTCGGTTCGTTTTGCAATTAGTCCAACGATCGACGTTCATTGTCCGCCAAGTTTCGAGCGTCGTCGCGTCGTCGTCGGCTACGGCGAAATTTTGAAATATACGCCAGTCGTTAAACAAATGATTCACGAAGGCCGCGTTCTCCATATGGGCGAAACCATGCTCGCCGAACACGTTCAAAGAGCCGTCGCGGTACGAACCCAAGGTTCCGTCGCGGTATCCAGTCAACGATCGCCGGGGCCGATCGAACTTTGCCGATGTCTAATTTGGGCGGCGGCTATGGCGGCGCGACCGACACAAAATGCAAAGCCTTTAGTTTTCTTAATCCCGAACTAAGATCGTCGCCGGCGGTCGGTCGGTTGACCTTGCCTTTCGTCGGGATCGGATATCGTCCCGATCGGCCGCTTCCCGTGACATAATCTAGAAATGGCTTTATTTAATCGCAAGACCGAAACCGTTTCCTCGGCTCCCGCAATAATCGCGGCCGCCGGATCGAACGTCGGCGCGTCACAAATTGGAAACTTCATTTCCTATTCCGCTTCGGAAATGCGCGCCCGCGCGATGAGCCTCCCAACGGTTACACGTTCACGCGACCTAATTTGCGGAACGATCGGAAACCTTAAACTTGAAATGTACCGCGAAGTATGGTCCGAGAACGAGCGCGAAATGTCGGAGATCGATCTCGCGCCTCGCTCATGGATCGGTCGCATTGATAAATCCGTGACAAATAACTTCATACTAAGTTGGACCGCGGACGACCTTCTGTTTACGGGTAGAGCCTTCTGGTGGGTGGTCGAGCGTAGCGCCGACGGCTATCCCCTGAACTTCACGCGGCTACCTTCCAATATGGTCCAGACACTCGATCAGCAGGGCGGAATTTTTTACGGCCCTTCAAACCAAATTCAATTTAACGGAATGCCTCTTGACTCGCGCGACGTAATTCAATTTTTAAGCCCGATCGAAGGACTCAATTACACTTCACGACGCGCAATAGAAACCGCGCTACGGATCGAGGAAGCCCGCGTAAGAAATGCGTCGTCAAGCATTCCCGCCGGCGTTCTCAAAATTACCGAAGGCGAACCCATGTCGGCGGAGGATCTCCAGCAACTCGCCGCACAATTTAACCTCGCGCGCATGACTAACCAGACGGCCGTTATTTCGCAAGGCTTGACCTACACGGAAACAAGCGCGACGCCGGATCGAATGCTTCTTATCGACTCCGCCGATTACAGCGCGAAAGACCTCTCACGCGCGATGGGCGTTCCTCCGTATTTGGTGGGCGTATCTACGGGATCATATTCATATCAGAACGCCTCCCAGTCGCGTATCGACTTAATCACTTTCGGTTGCCTACCGCTAATGAATTGCATAGCGGAAACATTGTCAAGCGATAACGTCCTTCCGCGCGGAACAAAAGTTCGTTTTGATACGTCCGAATTTTTATCCGAGGAATACGCCGGAGGCGACGTCGAGGAAATAGAACCGATGGATTCCCCGGACGAAATATCAGATATGCCCGAAATGGCGACCCAATAGGTTTAGGATTCAATCATGATTCGTTTAACCCCGCAAAATTTCATAGTTGACGCGGCCGCTCCAGACGCTCCAGCACGACGAACCGTTTCCGGCGTCGCGGTCGTTTATGGTGTCGAGGCCACAGTTTCCGACGGAACGCGCGTCAAGTTCGCGAAAGGTTCGCTACCGCTAGACGGTCCAGCGCCTAAAATTTTTATGTATCACGACTCCAGTCAACCGGTCGGAATTTTGACCGAGCGAATCGAAGCCGAAAATTCGGTTCTTTTTACTGGCAAAATTTCGGAGACAACTCTCGGAAACGAATTCCTTGTTTTGGCCCAAGATGGAGTCGTCGATCAAGTGTCGGTCGGAGTAAATCCGACGAAGTTTCGTTACTCAAAAGACGGAGTAATGGAAATCCTCGCTAGTGAGTGGTTCGAATTGTCTATGGTCCCTCATGGAGCCGTGGCGGGAGCAGTCATTAACCAAATCGCGGCCAGTATCCCCGACGCCGAGGATATCCACGAAAACGAAACCGAAGTAGTGTTAAATGAAGTAGAGAACTCACAAGGAGAAAACGAAATGTCCGAATCAGTAGAAACCCCAGCAGTAATCGAAGCGTCAACTATTGCTCCGCTTTTTGCTCAACCAAAGCAGGCTTTCAAAATGCCAAGCGCCGCCGAATATATTTCGGCATTTTTGCAGGGCGGATCAGTCGCGGCAGAAATGAACGCAAAAATTCAGGCCGCCGCTCCGGACGTTAATACGCTCGGCGGCTCGCTCGATGGTGTGTTGCCTTTGCCGATCGTTCAGCCTGTCTACAACAATTTCCGAGGCTTGCGCCCGCTCATCGATGCCGTAGGCCCTAAGGCCATGCCACAAGGCGGAAAAGTTTTCATTCGTCCGAAGGTAACGACCCATACCTCAATTGGTGGACCGGAAACCGAATCACAGACAATTACCGACGGAACTTTCGTTATTAGCGATGAGCAAGTGACGAAGCGAATTTTCGGTGGATACGTTTCAGTATCCGAAGCCTCGATCGACTGGACACAGCCGGAAGTGTTGTCGCTTTTGCTCGACGACATGGCCCGAATTTATGCGAATGAAACTGATTCGTACGCTTGCCAGCAGTTCCAAGCCGGCGTTACCCAGACGGCGACACTCGCAGACGACACAAGCGCTGCCGACTGGGCCGCGTTCGTTTACGAAGCCGCGACCGACATTCTTACCAACTCAAACGGAAACCTTCCTAATGCGTTGATGGTGTCGCCTAACTATTTCCAAGCGCTCGGAACTTTGACTGATGACGCTGGTCGCCCGTTGTTCCCGCAAGTTGGACCGATGAACGCTTTCGGTTCAATGAATCCGGGATCGGTTGAATCGTCCGCTTTCGGCTTGCGCCTTGTAGTTGACCGTAACTTGGTGAACCAAGTTTATGTCGGCAATACCGACGGATTCGAAGTATTCGAGCAGGCTAAAGGCGCGATCAGTATTGACACGCCTTCAACGTTGTCAAGGACCGTCGCCTTCCGTGGCTATCTTGCGACCTTGATGATCGACTCGACAAAATTCGTTAAGCGCGCATAACTCCCGAAAGGAGGCCCAATTATGGCCGCCTACTCGGTCGTTCAAAAACAATTAGTCGATAATTTCGCCGTCCTCGTTCTCTTAACCCCAGCAGAGATCGAGGTCGGCGCGACTATCGTCGTTACAAACGTTGACGCGACATTTAACGGAACCTTTACCGTTCGCGCGCTTCCGGAATATCTATTCATAGGCGTCGATCAATACGGCGATTTAATTTATGATCCGTTAGTTCCGATCGCGAATCAAGTTCTTTACGCAAAGACCGCCGATAATGTCGAGCGTCAAGCCGCGTCTGGAACCGTAACCATTACCCAGACTTGCACTTGGATTAACGCCCAAGACCTTTACGACTATTTAGGGATAGGTGTCGCGACGCAGTCCGACGCGAACTATCTCACCATATGCGCGTCCGCTTCGTCTCAATTTTGCTGGAGGCGCAGAATGGAATCCGGCTACACGGATTCACTAACGACCGTTCCTTCGCAAGACGTCAAACTCGGCGCGATGATGTACGGTTCCGCGATGTACCGCGCCAGAGGATCGATCGAATCGTTTAATAGTTTTCAAGATATGGGAGTGGCCCCAGTTACCGGACTAAACGGAATCATTCGCCAATTGCTCGGAATTGACCGCCCGCAGGTCGCCTAATGCCAATAACCCCGACCGTTTACACGGACTTCCTAAACGAAGCCCTCGACGATCTAACGACGACCCTCCAGACAATCCTCAATTTGCAAGTGGTAAACGATCCCCGAAATATCGTTCCGCCTTGCGCGCTAATCAATAGCCCATCGATTGAGGCTTTTAACAACAAGATCGTTAAAGCGACTTTCACGGTCCAAGTAATGACCTTAGGCCCGGGCAACCTTGACGGCGAACGCTCGCTTTTGTCAATGGTCGCAAAGTTGATTGATAAAAACGTGGCGGTCACGTCTGGCCGTCCGACCAATATCGACATAGGCGGAACCGCGCTTCCGGCTTATGAACTGATAATCCCCATAATGGCGACTTCCAATTACTAAAGTAAAGAAAGAACGAAGGAGAAATTCAACATGGCTTCATTTTTAGCAAATCCAGTTATCACTATCGGCGGCGTAAATCTAACCGGATTTTGTACCGCCGCAAGCGTGACCCAGCGTTACGACGCTTTAGAAAATACCGTTTTTGGAATGGTGGATCGCAAGAGCCAAAAGGGCCTCGGAAACCATGAGGCAACCGTAACGCTTTATCTTGATTACAGCGCTTCGGCGACATATGCGACGCTTGCGCCATTGGTCGGAACCCAGACGACAATTATCGCAAAACCTGCCGCTGGCGTTGACGGGGCAACGAATCCGGGCTTTACCTTGACCGATACTTTGCTGGCCGAACTACCAGTCCTAAACGCGAGCCTCGGCGAACTTCAGTCCATAGACCTAACGTTCACACAAGGAACGTATAGCGTCGACGTCACACCATAACGACGGCCGTTCCTCGGCCCGACACAAGGAGCAAAAATGAAAGTTAAGTTATTCATCGATCGTAAAGGCGACGGCGAAAACATCGAAACCGTCTTTACGAACCTATTCGTTATTACCGAATGGGAACGAATCGAGAATCGTCGCGCGTCCGATGGGCGCGGATTCGGAATGACCGAAGTTACCGTCTGGGCTTATCTCACTTTAAAAATGCGCGGAGAAAAACTTCCCGACACTTGGCGCGAATGGGTGAAAGAGAATCCGGAAATGATTATCACTTCGGAGGATAAAACGGACGTAAACCCTACGGAGGCGGCTACCGTCGGCAATTAGCCGAATTGTTAGTCGCCTTAGGTTGGGCCCCAAAATTTTATTCCGAAACGTTTGACACTCGCGACCTCCAGACGGTGATCTATTGTTTAAAGAAAGCAAACGAAAGGTCGGGACGTGGCGCGTGAATTTAATCCCCAAATGGGCGACCTTGCTCGTATTGAGGTTTATGGCGTTCCCGAAATGCTCGCGTTATTAAAGACGATCGATCCAGCGTTACGCAAAGCAACCCAAGCGAAAATGAAATTAGCCGCCGCGCCGATCCTCGCCGAAGCGCGCTCACTCATTCCGGAAGTGGCGATCGAACCGGGCGAGAAAGGTCGCAAACGTGGCGGAGGCTGGAAAGTTACCGGCCGTCTCGGATACGACGCGAAAGCCGTCCGACGCTCGATCAAGGTCACGTTTAAAGGCTCACGCATTCGAGACAAAAACGCGAACACGTTTCCACTTTTAAAACTTGTTTTAGGTTCTGCCGGCGGATCCATATTTGATATGGCTGGAAGGTCCGGTTCTGGTAATACCCCATCGGGGACCGCGCTTATCCGTAAACTACAAAAGGACCGAGGTGGAGCGTCGCGCGTTATGTGGAGATCAGTAGAAAGCAAAATCGGAGAAGTCGAGCAAGGCGTCAAAGACGCGATCGCAGACATGGAATATGCGATTAACAAGCGCGCCGAATTAGGGAACAAATAATGGCTATTTCCGTCCCCATTGTCTCGGAATGGAATCCGAAGGGAATCGAACGCGCGGTCGCCGATTTTCAAAAATTAGAGGGCGCCGGCGCTAAAGCGAATTTCGCTATTAAGAAAGCCGCGCTTCCAGCCGCCGCCGCGGTCGGTGCTTTAGGTGTTGCCCTTGTAGGCGCGACCAAAGCCGCGATGGAGGATCAAGCCGCCCAAGCCGAACTCGCTCGAACTCTTTCCATTAGCGCGTCCGCCACAGACGCCCAGATCGCCGCTAACGAGGAATTGATCTCAAAGATGAGTCTGGCGTCCGGAATCGCCGACGACGATCTAAGGCCCGCTCTGGCCTCACTCGCGAGAGGTACGAAAGACCTAGGTCAAGCGCAAGAGGGACTAAGCCTTGCGATGGATATTTCTACCGCGACGGGAGCCGATCTAACGAGCGTTTCGGACGCCTTGGCAAAGGCGTATCAAGGAAACTTTAAAGGGCTTCGAGCATTGTCGCCAGAAATGGCGAACCTCATTAAAGAGGGAGCGGACCTTAATACCGTTATGGACGTTCTCGGAGGGACCTTTGGAGGTGCTACCGCTACGGCCGCCGGAACCGCCGAGGGACAAATGAAACGTTTCGGAATCGCGATCGCCGAAGCAAAAGAAAACATTGGAGCCGCGCTTATCCCAGTAGTTGAAAAGGCGCTTCCACTTTTGACCGCGATGGGTTCATGGGCCCAAGAAAATACGACGACGTTCCTTGTTATTGCCGGCGTCATCGGTGGAATTGGTGTCGCCATTTTGGCCGCTAATGCCGCGATTCGAATCTGGACTCTTGGAACCCAGATCGCTACGGCCGCTCAATTTCTTTGGAATGCCGCGCTAACCGCTAATCCGCTCGGACTTATCGTTATTGGAATCGCCGCGGTAATTGCGATAATCGCAATCCTTTACACAAAATTTGAAGGCGTCCGAAAAGTAGTTGACAACGTGTTCGGCTTTGTTAAAGACGTCGTAATGGGAAGTATTGACGTAATCACGACATACGTTCAAACCGTCTTAGGCGTATATAAAACAATTTTCAACACGATCGCGAAACTATGGAACAACACGATCGGAAAACTTTCTTTCGAATTCCCTTCATGGGTCCCCGGCTTAGGTGGAAAAGGATTTAACGTTCCTAATATTCCAATGCTCGCCGAAGGTGGAATCGTCACGTCTCCGACTCTTGCGATGATCGGCGAGCGCGGTCCGGAAGCCGTGGTCCCCTTAAGCCGCGCCGGCGGAATGGGCGGAAACTACACGATTAACGTCAACGGCGGATTAGCGTCAAGCGCGGAAATAGGCCAGTCGGTCGTTAATGCGATTCGCGCGTTCAACCGATCAAACGGGCCCGCAAATATACAGGTTTCATAATGTCGGCGACGATCGTTCAGTCTGGCGAATATGACCTTTTAATTGATACGGGATTTGCTTTAAATGGAATGAGATTAGATGACCCTGTAAAAGGAATTTTGTCGGGTTATACAACTATGACCACACGAACAAACTTAATGCTTAACCCGAATTTTGAAGTTGATACGGTCAATTGGGCCGCAGTCCAAGCGGGTACAACAATTACAAGAATTACAACTGATGATTATATTGGAACGGCAAGTTTACAAATTGACGTTACGGGATTAATAGCCTCCGCGCGGGCGCAAACTTCAACAGTAAACCGTATGCCCGTAACCGTAGGTTTGCCGTACATGATTTCGGCGTGGGTAAAAGTACCTACTGGACAACCTTCGGTTTCCTTGCGTATCCGAACCGCCGAATACACGGCCGCTGGAGTAAACCAACAAAGTCAAATTAGTGCGGCGACCGTAGTTAGCGATACTGACGGCTGGGTGCGTTTGTCTTATTCTGATACACCAATTTCAGGAACCGTAACTATGTTGATGGGCGTAGAAATTTCTAATGCTCCCGGAAGTGCGCGCCGATGGTTGGTTGACGCCGTTTTGTTTGAACAATCAGCGAGCCTCTTACCTTATTTTGACGGCACCTATGCCGACCCGTACTCGGGTTACACGCTTACTAGCCAACAATGGAACGATGTCCCAGACAACTCAAGTAGTACAGCCACATGGGGATTAAATACGAGTTATATAGATACGGAATATATTCTCAACGGAAATATTAATTATGCTTCGGTAATTGACGGGGCGACAAATATTTCCGTTTTTCGCGGCCGTCGCGATATCGGCGATCAAGGAATCCTCGCCGGAACTATGTCTTTCGAATTGCTTGACACGACGGGGATTTTTAATCCGTTTGACGATCAAGGACCATATTTTGATCCTTCAAATAATCAACCCGGGCTCGCTCCATTACGTCGCGTAATTCTTAGCCGCGAAAACGAAGTTTTATTCAAAGGCTATATAACGACCTATTCTTATTCATTCGAACTTGGGGAACTAGATCGCGTTTCCGTGAATTGCGCGGACGATTTCTATTATCTCGCCCAGACATATCTTGACGAATGGAACGTTTCCGAACAACTTTCAAGCGACCGCGTAACTGATCTTTTAGACCTTCCGGAAGTTAACTTCCCGGCATTAGAAAGAAATATTTCGACTGGAACCGTAACCCTCGGAGGCGCGTCCGCTTATACGGTCGCCAACGGAACCTCGGTCGCGAACTACGCCGCGCAAATACAACAAGCCGAACAAGGCCGAATCTTTATAGACCGAAACGGAAACTTTACTTTTCAACCAAGACTCGGAAACACGCTCGGCGGCTCGGTTATAGATTTTCACGATAACGGCGCGATCGGAACGGCTGGATACGACGCGGTAGGAATCGCTTTCGACGCGGATCAAGTGGTCAATCGCGCTTCCGTTGAACATTTAGGAGGCGGTAGTCCGCAAGTAGCCGAGGACCTCGCCTCACAAGCCCAATATTTAATCCAGACGACCTCGATCACGGGCTCGCTTTTGCATAACAACGCGGCCGCTTTGGCCCTTGCCGAATACCTTTTAGTACCTAATCCGGAACCGCGCTTTACGGAAGTTTCCGTCGCGTTCGTTTCCCTTACCGAAGCCCAGCGCGACCTCGCGGCCGTCGTCGATATTGGGGACACGATCACTATTCAAAAGTCGATTCAGCAAGGCGCGACGTCTATCGAATTTGCACAAGAACTAGCCGTCGAAGGCGTACAGCACCAAATTAACGTCCTATCGGGCCATAGAGTCACGTTCTACACTTCCCCGACAACGATCGTCTACGAACTGATTTTGGACTCGGCGCAATATGGCCGACTTGACGCGCTCAACGTGGTTGGGTGAATTAGGATAACGCTATGGCTTTAACTACTTTTGTCGCCGGCGATGTCCTAGAGGCTCAACAACTTAACGATAGTTTTTCGTTTGTTCAAACAACGTACACAAGTTATACGCCGACCGTTACTGGTTGGACTGCTGGAAACGGAACCTTCGCAAATACTTATTACAGCACTCCGGGGAAAATGGTCAACTTTCAAGGCGCTTGGACCTTTGGTTCGACTAGCGCGGTGACTGCCACGGCGCTTGAAATGACTTTACCAGTGAACGCCGTCAGCGCTTCAAACGATCAAATTTACGGTTTATGCACGTTTTTTGATGTGTCAACAGGCGTGCAAGTTTCAGGTTATACACGAATTCAAAACGATACGGACATGTTTTTTTATTGGCACGATCCAGAGGCCGCTCCGATAGCGGTACGCCTTGAAAGTTGGATTACTGGCGTGACTTTGCCGTTTACGTTTGCAACGGGTGACAAGGTTTCGTGGAACATTACTTACAGGGCGGCATAACATGACGGATTCTTGGAACTATCGAACACCATTCGACGACCCAAACGAGGAAATTCCTTTAGAGTGGATATGGGAAAGATTACGTTTAAAGCGTGACGGTTTACTAAAAAAGTCAGATTTTAGAATTGTTTCCGACGCGCCTTGGGATATTCAACCATGG